CATGAAACTCGCATGCTAGCAATACATCCTTACAAGAAGAATGCATGCCGTAGGGCAAGCTCCACTGGTCCAATAGTGAGACCTTTCAAGGGAGAAAGACTCACATCATTCAAAAGACTCCATATTGCAAGCACGATCTCACGTGCACTACAAGGAATCGGTGTGTCAGCCGCGACACTACTAGAGGATGAGAATTCTGCAATTGAACGTCTAACCACTTCTGACGCTAACCTTTCATCCCAAATGAGGGATGAACTGAAGGCGTTCATCAAACATCTCGTTCGAGATGTTGTCATCGACGACAAAGTCCAGAGGACTTTGCCTTCCCCTAACGAAAAGGGGTGTGTCGAAGCCTCTTCCAGAGCCGGAGGAGCTTCGCATGTTCTGCGAGATCCAAGGTGGAGGAGGAAGAAGGGGTTAGAAGAGCTCAAGCAAGCCGCATTCTCATTAGCAAATCCAGAGTATGCCATTGACGATGAAGTCAATGACTGGGCATCTGTATCTACCGTAAGAACGGGACTCAAAGGGTACATCAAGCTACTGTATGTCAAGAGGAAACAAAAGCGAAAACTCGCTAGAGACGACTTGAACGCGAGGCTCACGAACGCAACGCACGCCAGATGGGTAGACAGGGCTCTCAAAAGAGAACCCGGTACAACCCAAGAGCTGGCCGCCATGAGTCTGCCAATGCCAATTACCGAAGCAATCTATATTGGTGGTGACGAAGTCACCACCGCAAAAATGGTTGGTAGGAAGAAATGGAATGACTCACTATTAGGCGAGAAGTGCGGTTATGCCGTTCCCGGCAGTATACATGACGTAGTCATGTACGGTTATGGTGAGCAAGGAAATCCAGTGCACGTCGCTACTGAAGAAGAGCTACGAGAAATGGTCGGAAGACCATTAATCGACGCAACTCCCTCGCAGGCGGACTGCTTCCGTTATGCGCTAGCAGATAAGAAGGCCGTGGTACAGATGCTTCCAATCAGAACTCCCCAAGGGAAAGTAAGAATGGCAACAATGCACAACAGCTCAATGGTATGGGTGACGAGAGCGATCACCAAGGCAGTAATGCCCGTACTTAAGAAAGTAGGGGCTACCAAGGCAATGCTACGTAACCATACGGTCAAACTAAGCAACAAGAGGCAGAAAGGCACAGATTTATACAGTGGTGACTACTCAAAGTCAACGGATCCAATCACAAATTCGACCTCTAAACTCGTTTTAACAGAGTTAGGGAGGCATATCCCAGTACCTGAGTGGTACGATCGGGCTGTAGCAAAGGTGTGCGTTCCAATGACATTGTTAAAGAGTAAACAGCAGGGTGGAGCCGAAGTACCCATGATGACCACGTGTGGTGCATTCATGGGCCTAGGCCACGGTTGGGTAGTACTCAGCATCA